AGGCACTTGCATCCGTGCTCTAACCAGTCGCTGGACGCAACCGGCGTTGACGCTAGGGGTTGTTCAAGAGAGTTTTGGTTGTTCATAGATTTTTGGTCGCCGGTGCGTCAGCTCCGGCGTTAGCCATCTTCGCCTCACACGCGGCGCGGTCAGCGTCCATCTTCGCGCGTATCTCTGGCGGGATTGGCGGGTGAGCAGTGGCGAGTTCTTGCAGACCGTCCCAGATATACACCGGATGCAGTTGGTTCTTCGTCACCACGAAGTCGAGCGTTTCGCCGCTCACGTTCGCTGGATGGATGTAGAATCGTGGATTGCCGTCCTTGCCGATTTCAGCGCGGATGGAGTGGTCTATCACTCCGGCGGCACAGTTTGTTTTCAGATATTCTTCGAGGTTCATAATGGCTAACCCGTCACTTCAGCGAACGCCGGGATTCGCTCTTGTTGCAATTCGACGCCACCGGCCCGGCGTCGCTGAGTTCTGCGTTAGAGCACTACAATTTCTTGCCGCAGAATGGGCAGAAATTGAAGGTCACGTAGGACTTTTTCCGCTTCTTTCCGTCACGGTACGAGTAGTAGAGCGGCGGCATTGATGTTCCAAGGTCAAGTGTTTCAGTGTTGATGGTTTGTTTCAGGTCGAGACACACGTCGCTATTCTCGCCGTGGTGCTCAGTGAGTCTTGCTTTTATGACAGACAGGCACTTGCATCCGTGCTCTAACCAGTCGCTGGACGCAACCGGCGTTGACGCTAGGGGTTGTTCAAGAGAGTTTTGGTTGTTCATAGATTTTTGGTCGCCGGTGCGTCAGCTCCGGCGTTCTCCAGATTAGCCTTCAGGAGTTCGCACACCGTTTCTGCGATGACGAGCGATGCCCGTTTGCCTGTGCGCGAGTATTTCTTGAAGTCCGGCGCGAATATCTCGACGAGGACATCACCCTTGATGATTTCGCGCACGCTCCACATTGTTATTTTGTCCCCGACCTTTTCAAAGAGTCCGATGGCTGCGTGTAGGTGTTCCGAGTAGCCAGCGCAGACCCGCGAGATTTCGAGCGTCACGACGGGGCGGTATTTGTCGCTCGTGGTGGTTTCTGGCAGCTTGAATTGTTGGCAGATTTGCGCCTTCCAGTTTTTCCACATATCCGGCCAGAGAGAGTTTTCCGATGTGTCGTTGATCGCGTCCACGAGTCCCTGCCGTTCCACGCGGGCGCGGGGCGAGTCATACGGCGTTCCGAAGAAGTCGAGTTGCACACCATCGAAGCAGAGCACGAGGAAGTCACCCGGTTTGTCGCCGAGCAGCTCGCAAAGTTCGAGGTCTATCGGCGCACTTTTTATTGTGAGTTTTGGTTGCATTTTATCTGGAGAACAAGCCGCTGCTGCCAACGAGGCGGGGCGCGGCGGTTTAGTGTTTTTCATGGCGTCTTTTGCCCCGCCTCACGGCAGAGCTTTTCGTTACTCCGTGGTGGTGACGACTTCGCGGGTTTCGGTCTTGGTGGTTTCCACGTCCACAAAGAACGATTCTTCCTGAGTGACCTTCAGACCTACGCGCGGGAGCATCATCTGGATGATTTCTTCGTCGCGTTGGCCGAGCAGCGCTTCCTTGTCCACCTCGGGCTTGTTGCGGATGAACTCGGGCAACATCTGTTCCACGGCGGCGGTGATGGTTTTCCAGTTCCACTTCTTGTTGAGCGGTTCGAGTTTCGGCGTGGTGGTGCGGAATCCGACCAGCCCTTGCAGGAACTTGATGGACTTCGCTTTTCCGAACGCCTCGGGATTGCTGGTGGCCCAGCTCTCCGCTGCCACCAGCAACGGTTTCAACTCCTTCTCAATTTGGCTGAGAGAATCTTCGTATTGTGCCTTCGCCATCGCCACGGCTTGATCCATTTGAAGTTTCTGTTGAGCTTCGGTGCGCTTGAGCTCGGCGATCTGGCTGACAAGGTTTTCCATGTCGGCCTTGGTGCGAGGCGTCGGGACAGCGGCGGCAGTTTTTTTGATGCGTGATTTCATAGGTTTGTTTTTTTGGTTCGTGTTAATTAGTGAGATTCGTGTCTAAAAACTCAGGAGCATCAGCGCCACGCCCAGGGCGAAGCCGATGCAGAACATCAGCCACGGGACGGACACCCGGTTGTGCCGGCGCGCAAACGCCCGGCGTTCAGATTCGAAGCGCGCCTCGGTCAGCTTGTGGTAATCGAGCAGCCGGATCATGATTCCCTCCGATCTAGCCAGACAACCCACGCCACCAGCGCAAAAAATCCCAGCATCATGATGGTCACGTTCATCGCGCACCGCCTTTCTGCACCGTGGCGTAGGTGGTTTGCCGGTCTTGCAAGACCATCACGGCGGCGGCGCGGTTGATCTCCGCGCCGACGCGGATGGAATAATCCTCATGCGCCTCCACGTCTTTCGCGGCGGCGATGATGTCGGTGAGGAACGCCTCATCTTTGGTGGCGAAGTACCGGAACTGTTTGCGGTATTCATCGATCACCCGCGTGGCCACCATTTCGATTTCGATATGCGGCGGGTCTTTAGGGACAGGACTGCGATTCATGCTGCTTTCCTTTCTCGGATTAGATATTCGCCAGCGGCAGCTTGCCGCCGCCTTGCTGGTCGAGGTTGAGGGCTTTGAGTGCGAGGAACAGGGATTCCGGGCGAACCTGAATCTTGAGCAACTGGCGGACGCCGTGATTCACGGTCACCTTCACCAGCGCGCCGGGCGCATCGGCGCGTTGCATGACGATCTTCTCGCCCGTCACGCAATCGAGTTCGAGATGGAATTGGCCTTCGCTCATGACGCCACCTCGCTGGTCATCTGATGACGATGTTGCACCGCTGCCGCCAACGCCTGGCTGCGGCTCACGCCGTTGCGTCCGTAAACGAAGCGCTTGTTCGAACGCCGGCCCGCCCGCGACCAATCCACGATGAAGCACGGATATGGATGGTTGTGCCGCCACATGGTGGTTTCACTGACGCCCCGGATGCCGGTGTTGCTGCGGGGTTGTTGCGGGCCGCGATGTTTGCTGGCCTCACCCGCCAGCGCTTTGAATTTGTCCCGGAGCAAGAGCGCCCGGACCAGCGGCGCGGTATGCGAGTTCGGCACGAACGCCTGGAACAACACATCGCCGCGCTTGATGCGGACGAGAATGCCGTCCGGATGCTGGCAGACATTGGGATGCGGAAGGGTTTTCATTGCGTCATTCCTCAACCCAAGTGTGTGGTCCATTAATTTGAACCTGTTTGCCGTTCCGCAGCATCACAATGCACCAACCACCGCGAGAATTTACGATGGTGACGTGTTCCCATTTTCCAATCGGAACGCCTGTCTGTGAATAAGCGGTGACCGTGTAGATACGCGGCGGTCGCGCTTCAATTTGCAGTGCTGTCTTGACGATCATCACTGCCGGAATTGAGCAGGCAGCCACCACCGCGATAATAATGAGAAGGGTCTTTTTCATGAACTTAACCTCTGTGGCTCTGTGCCTCTGTGGTTAGCTCTTGGCCTTCAACAACGACGCCACCTTCGAATTGCGATGCCGCCGAAGTTTGAACGCCCCGTGCAGTTCGTTGAACTTCACGTCATTCACCGCGGCGCGCTTGCTGGCCTCCACCAGATCGCGCGTGAACAGCTTCACGTAGGTCCAATTCCCGAAGGCCGGCGCTTCGTTCTGCACACTCGTCGCACAGGCTTCCGCCAGTTCCTTTTGCGTGATGCGCACGCCCCGGCGTTCCCAGAGTTCGAGGATTTCGCCCGCTTGCGGTTTGGGCAAACTCACGGATTGGCAGAGGCGATTGCCGAACAACTGTTTCACCTCTTCGTAGTTGTCGCTGGCGAGCTGCCGGAACAGCGTCGGGATGAAGAACAACACCGGGATCACCTTCGTCTGGTCGATGAGCGTGATGATGGTGTTCAACGTGCGCAGGCCCATGCGATGCGCGTCGTTGATGATCCAGATGAACTTGCGGTTCGAGAGCTTGTTGACGATGAGGCGTTGCCGTTCCAACGGGTAACGCGGCAACACCAGCGGCGCACTGGTCTGGCCTTTGGTCTCCAAATCGTGCAACGCGAGCAACACATCCTCGGTCATCGCGGCGAGGGATTCGCGCCAGAGTTCGTTCGCCTGCGTGTAGAACGTGTTGTTCGGATACTCGCGCAGGATGGCGTGGATGCAGGCGTCTTTGCCCGTGCCGTTCTCACCATCCACGGCGATGAGGCGGTGGATGCCGTCCTCGCGCAGCCCGTAACGCAACGCGGCCAGCGTGTCGGTGATATTCGTGAAGTCCTTGTACTCCGGCTCGGCGAGCTTCTCGGCGGTGCGGCGTTTCTCCACGCGGGCAGCGGCCTCGGTGTAATCGTGCAGCAACTTGTCCAGGTTCAAGTCATCGCACGGATCGGTGTCATCGAGCAGGCGCAGATAGGTCTTGTTATTCGGCACGCCGATGATCTCGGTGCGCAGCTTGGCCGTGGACCAATCGTTCTCCAGCCGGTAGTTCTCGATGTCCCGCGCTTTCTCGCGCAAGGGGGTCAGTGTGTTGTCGCTCATTTTGTTCTCAGTGTTTGGGGGTTAAATGAACAGTTGCGAATTATTCGCTTTGAACTGCTCTTGCTCGCGTTGCTCGCGTTCGCGGGCTTCACGATCAAATTCTTCCACGGCCACGGGTGCGGGCGTCGGCACGTCGGCGTTGTGGGCTTCCAACACGGCCGCATTGTGCGCGGCGCGTTGGGCGGCGGTGCGGGTGGTGTCGGCATGGCGCTCGCGCAAGGGCTTCAGCAGGTCCGCCAGGCGTTGGTTGTTCCGTCCGAACTGCCGCTGGATGGCCGTGAGGTCCGCCTTGCAATCCGGCACTACGCGCCGGGCGATGCCGAGATGCCGACCCTTCGCGTCATGCACGAAGAGTTGCGCGAGATCGAACGGATTGACGAAGACCTGATAGCTATCGCTCGGCAATTCCTGTTCGCTGCCGTCCGGAGTCAGGATGCGGCTTTCGTAGCGGAGCACTTCGCGCGGCGCGGCGAGTTCGTCGTCTTCGAACTCGAAGTACGAGTTGGCGCACTTCACCTCGCGGGCGAAGTCCGGCCCGAGCATCTCGCTCACCACAAAGCTCGGCAGCTTGGTCAAGCCGCCCATGCCGCGATTGAACACCTCGCGCGGGCTGAGGCGTTGTTCGCGGGAATAACCTTTGTCCACGCGCGCCAGGGCGAGCAACGCCTCGCGCTTGGCCGGCAGTAACGTCTCGGGGCAAACCCATTGGCCCGCGTCGTTCAGTTGCGGTACCACGAACCCGCATTCATACCAGCCTTCCAGCTCGTGCCAGTCGCGCTGATTGATGGTCTCGTAAACATCCGCGAGCAACGGCAGGAATTGGGAATGATATTGCAGCACGGAAAGCTGGATCATCGCGGCGCGGTCGGGATTGCGCTCCGCGAGCACGGCCACGGCTTTGAGCAGGTCTTGCGCGTGCTTCAGTTCGCCGTCGAGGCGTTCGGGTTTGTTGAGGCGCGCATTGCTGCCGGTCTGCGCGGCCAACGCGCCGAGTTCGTTGTGGATGAGATTGCGCAGCGATTCGAGCGAGGACTTGAAGCGCGGGTTACCCCCACCGCGTCCCTGCGCCATGCCGGCCACGGCTTGTTCCTTGCCGGTCATGCCGGACTCGCGCACCTGGATCAACCCGCCCGTGCGATCGTGCAGGATGCGCTTGATGAATTCCGGGACCGCCGCCGTGCCGTGTTCCGCCAGGATAATTGTTCCACGGGGAGCAAAACCGAACTGATGGAAGATCTGCGCGAGCAACATGCGCACGAACTTTTCCGGCAGCCCTTCGTGTGAACCATCCTCACGCGGCAGACGCGGCTTTGTGCCCCAACCGATCTTGCACGCGCTCAAGACGTCGATGGCGTCGAACTCCAGCACGCGACACGGCGTGCCGCGATAGATGACGTAGTTGTCATGCCAGAGATCGTCAATCATCAGGTGGCTCATCGGCCACAGGCCCACGCGGGTGGTGAAGGTCTTCGGCCCGTGCTTGGCGCGGGCGCTACCCAGCCCAACGCGCATGGCTTCCAACGCGAACTTGTCGTTGCAATACGAGTTGAGGTTGTTGTAGCTGCAACCCTTAGGCAGCCGATGCCGGGGCTGTGCGTTGAATTCCTTGTCCGAGCACTTGCCGTTCGCGTCGCACGGGATGACATCTCCGGCGAGCCAGCGCTTTTTGAACTCCCGCCAGGCCGGGCGCGTCTTGCGTTGATTCTTTTGCGCGAGCGCGATGAACCATTGCTTGAACGGTTCGGAGAGCACGGGCGCAGTTTTCTGCGGCTTCTCGGTCCAGAGGGAATCCCGCTTGCAGCCTTCCCGGTTGCACGGCACGAGCGCGCGCCAGCCATCGGCTTTGAAGCCGAACCACCACCGGCGCAACGTGAATTTGTTCAGGTCGAACTGGATGGCCGCCTCGCGCAAGCCCGCTTCCACACTGCGCGAGCGTGAGATGAATTCCATGATGCCGAGGCGTTCATCCACCGTGGCGCGTACATGCTCGCTGAGCGCGCCGAACACGCTGATGTCCTGCGAGGGCACGGCGAAAAGGACCGGAGCAGGCGCGGCTTTCCGTAGGCCTGTAGCCGTGGCGGGCATCAGCACCCGCGCACTGTCGGTTAGCTCCGGTAAATGGGTGGCGATCATGCTTCGTGAAAATTCGTGAGCTTCGTGTCTTACTTGGCGGGCTTCTTGGCCTTGCGATGTTTCTTCACATCAGCCAGCTCGCGTCCGAACGTGATGCGGTCCTCTTCCAACTGATCAAAGTCGTCATCCGGCAGCAGCACGTGGTATTTGAGCTTCACCAGCAGCGCCATCTCGGTGCGGATGAGCCGGGCCTTGGCCACGGCAGTGGCGAGGCGTTGCTTGGCTTCCGCCGCCGCATCCGGCTCGGGCGCTTCCGCCGCCTTGGCGCGGGCGAGCTTCTTTTTCCAATCGGTAATGACGGTCATGATGCCCTTGTCGCCCGTGGCCTTATCAATCGCGCCGGACACCTTCTCTTTTTCCTCGGGCGTAAGTTCGCCGCCTTTGAGCAGGCGATTATCTGGAATGAACTTCAATGGCGCGTTCTTGCCAGTGTCCACCGCCTTGGCGAAGTTCATGCAATACTGCAACCAGCGCACGCGCTGCTCCGGGAATACCTGCAACACCAACGCGGTGAATTGATCGTGCTCGGTGATTTCCTTCAGGGCATTGGCGGCGCGGCCCTTGAGGTACGCGTAGGTCTTGCGCTCGATGGCGCTGATCTCCTCGGCCTCGGCAAAGGATTTGAGCTGGCCGTAAAGAACCTTCTGTTCCGGATTGAGCGTGGTCAGGTCGAACTTGGCAGGCTTGGTGATGTCAGCGTTCATTTGGTTTCGGTTTTGGCTTCGATTTCCAAAAACGCAGTACTGCGTTTTTGGGGTTGAGGTTGATTTTCCGGCGCGATGTTTTCGATCTGTTCGATCTTGGTGATGGCGCTGCGGAGATGATTCTTGGCGGTAAAAGTCTCGCCCTCGGTCAACGCGCGTTTCGCGGCGTCGATGCGCGTGTGCGCCATGCCGGAGATGATTTGTTGCTCGTGTGTCACGCGACCCTCCGGGCGTTCAAAAACTTCTCCACCGCACTGCGTTTCACCCAGAGCTTGCCGCTCACGATGTCGCCGGGCAGTTCGCCCGCGTCATGCAAGCGCTTCACCTGGGGACGCGAGATGAGGAACAACTGCGCCAGCTCCACGCCCTGCCAGCGTTGCCGTTCCGTGCCGAGCACAGAGGCGATCACTTCCGGCAGGTCGAGCGCAGCCACGGTTTCGGGCGCGGTCAACTCGCGCACCCAAAACCGCAGCTCGCGCACGTCCCCACCGCCGTTGCTCACGTCCCAGACCCAGCGGAACTCGCCGCAGTCCACCTTGGCGTAAATCGTATCGGCATCCACGCCGAGCGCGGCGCGCAGCGCTTCCACATTCACCAGCACCGTGCGCTGGCTGATGGACAGGTTGAATTGGCGTTGCGCAATCACGCGAGGTTCGCGCTCCCTTCTTTGGGCGCGGCAGCGCATTGCCCCGCACTGGAAAGTGCCGCGCCGGACGGCGACGCCGACGCGGGGAGTTTTGATGCCGCCGCAGCTCCATTGTGGTCGCCGGGTAGTGCGGACGGTTGGGGTGCAGATGCGGACGAAGATTTCTGACCGATGCGCCGGCCCGGATTCAACACGCTGTAGCCGCGCTTGAGTTTCCACTCGGTATCACGCACGCGGGCGGCAAAAGACATACGCTTCATCGGGCCTCCGGTTCATTGGCAATTTGCGCTGAATGCACATGCACGTGTTGCGGCATGAGTCCGGTCTGATGCGCCTTCCACCAAGCATCCGCTTCGCTGATGAACTGCGTGGCTTCTACCGCCGGCACTTCCTCGATCGTGCGCGGGCCGACAAACCGGATCGGCTTGCCGCGATAGGTCAGATAAAACGCCGCGCTCATCGGGCCTCCGAACGTTGCGCGTTGGCGATGGCCTGCTCCATCAATTCATCCCCCCGCTTGGCGGCGTGACACATCGCCAGCACAAACGCGAGGCCATGCGCGGCAAGTAATGCGGCAAAGAGAATCCAGTCTGTAGTGCTCATAGTTCAGCGAACTCCTTTCAAAGCGCGGTAGCGGGCGAGCAGGCGATGGCTCGTGCGTTTGCCGGTGAGGACGAGATAGAGATGGTTGCGATGCACACCCAACGCCTGCGCGGCGGTCAGCAATCCCGGAAAGCGGACACTACGTAGCGGTTTATCCTGACGGGCCTTTTTGTTGCGCGTTGCTTGTGTATCGCGTAGCATGGCCTTAATTAATTACGGAATCCTTAAAGCGTCAATAGCAAATTTTCGGAATCTGTAACTTTGTTTTGAACCCATGGAAAGCATTGCGGGAGCAAGCTGGTCTTACATTGGCCGAACTAGCCCAGAAATCGGGCTATTCCATCGGCACAATCAACGGACTTGAGCTGAAGGGCGAAGGCAGCCAGCGGTTGAAAGACCGCCTGACCGAGATACTCACCCCCCTTGCAAATAAGGAATCCGTAAACGACGGGCGAACGGAATCCGTAACCCCTCACGTTGCCAAGAAAGATTCAGCGGAGTATAAAACTGCTGCCGAATGGAAACAGATCGCCCACCAACTTCAGGAAGAGAACAACCGCTTGCGCGGCGCGATCCAGTTGCTGGCCGCTCCCGGCACGCCGCTCAGTTCTGCTGCCATCGCGAAGGCGGAAGATTTAGCTCGGGAAATTCTAAGACGTTCAAAGCTGGGGTCTCAGCCAGGCGATGCTGGATCGAACTCAAAAGCTGCGTGAGCACTTGCTCGCACGCGAGCAGTTCTTGGCGGGTGAGATTGGCCAGTTCGGTTTCGAGGTCTGAGTTGAATCGTGGTGTCATACTTTGTTCCGTTGATTGTGTGCAGACGGGCTGCGTTATCGCTTTTAGTTTCGCCCCTAGGGTAGCAAGCTCGCGGGACAAAAACTGTCCGACCGTAATTTCCGCCACCAAAAAGTGAATCCTATGAAAACCAACCGGCTCAAATTCATGTTCATCGCGTTGATCGGTCTGACGATTATTATTTTTGGCGTGGTCATCAGTATGACCAAACCGGAAAGCGATGCGCGGGAGAATCTGGGCGGTTTCGGTTTGTTGCTGCTCGCGGCGCTTTTCTATTTGCTGCCCGCCTACCAGGCTTATCAAAATGAACACCACAATCGCGAAGCCATCGCCGTGCTGAACATCGTGGCCGGCTGGACCATCATCGGGTGGATTGTGGCGTTGGTGTGGGCCTTTACCAAACCGCGCCAATCATGATCACCTTTCTGGCCATCGTTGGCGGCATCATCGGCTGGATTCTTGGCATGGCCTTGCTCTGGCTGATCTGCGATACGTTGCGCCGTTAATCCAAAAACGCAGTACTGCGTTTTTGAAATCGGCACTGGTGCCGTTTTGAAAAGGGAACTGGTTCCCATTTGAAAAGTGCACCGGTGCACTTTTGCGTTGTTGACATCTTCCCGGCTTTAGTCTTTTAATCAGCGCGGACCTCGACGCGGCACGCGCGAGGTCTTTTCTTCTTCCGTTCGATCCCTTTTGGATGTCGTTACCGGGTAACGGGCATTTCCTGCCGGTCATGGTTTCATTCGTGTGCATCGCGGCATTACCGCCACACACGAACATGAAAACCAAAATCTTCTCCCTCGCCCTTGGTGGGCTTCTGAGTTTCGGCTTGCTCGGTTGCAAGACCGCGCCCACCCCTCAGTCCATCCAGAACAAGGCCAAGGGCATCGCGTATCTGGTCACGGCGGAATCGTTGCTGCAACACCCGGAGTGGAAAGAATACTTCCAGGTGGCGTCGCTGGAGTTCGCCACGCTTGGCGGATCCACCAACGTCGGTTTGCCGCAGATCACCCAGATCGTTTCCGAGTTGCCCATCAAACAACTCAAAGGCGAGCGCGCCCAAATCTATATCACGGTGGGAACAATGTTCCTGCAAGACGACCTCGGCGAAGTCGGCGTCTCGAATCCTGAGCAACTCATGCGCGCCGCGCAAGGCATTCACGAAGGCATCGACCTCGCGGTGAAGCTGGCCAAGTGAGACACGAATTTCACTAATTCTCACGAATTGAAAACGCATTCACAAAATACAAGCGGGGCAGTAGCGGACCAGCCAGAGCAGGCGCTTACCTGCGCGGCCCGTGAAGTGATTACGCGCAAGTGCCCCGCGCTCTTTCCTGATTCGTGGAAATTAGTGCCATTCGTGTCGTTCCTGTTCCTGTCTGTTTGTGGTTGCTGCGTGACGGCGGGCACTGACGGCACGATCAAAGTCTTCAGCGCCCGGTTTCTCTGGAAGTCGGAGGACGTTGCCTTCGCGGTTCGCGGCACGAACATCAACGCCAAGTTAACTCTGGGCAAATCCGTCACGGATGCCGATGCGGTCGGCGCGGTGACTGAAGGAGCGGTGAAGGCGCTCACCCGGCCATGAAAGTCTGGGAGATCAAAACCCATCGCCACGGCGTCACGCTCGTGAAGGCCAAGACCATCGGCAACGCGCTCTTGGCCTTTGAGAAATTCAATCGCGGCTATCGAAGCAAACATCGCAAGCCCGTCGATGCGTATTGGGACACCATTACTTCCTGCGTTTGCCTCGGGGAGGTCGCCAACCCATGACCCTCACCCGCGAACAACTTGATCTGGCGCGCACCTGTGGCGAGTTGCTGGAACAGACCTACCCCGGCGGCAGTCTCAAGCCGAACGTCGTGTGCCACAAGACGGACACGCAAGCGCTCGTCACCAAGCTCGCGGATGGCCGCTTCGCCGTCATCATTCCCGGTACCGCCTCGGGCCGCGATGTCCTCACCGACATCAACATCATCAAGACCCAGAACTTGGTGGGTTATGTTCACGCTGGAGTTAAATCCGCCTGGCGTTCTATTTGGCCTGGTGTGCTGGAGATTGTCCCGTCGGGAGCTGACGTTGTTTTGGTGGGACACTCGCTTGGGGCTGGAATAGCTCAAGAGGCTGCTTTCCTTTTCGGCTCACGGACCAGTGCGGTCATTACGTTCGGAGGATTGCGCGTATTCAATGGTGAAGCCGCCAATGAATATGACGCATTCTTCGGCGCTTGCACCCTCCGCTTTGTGAACCAAGGCGACCCCGTTCCGCGTCTGCCCTTGCCGTTGCCCATTCCGCGCACCGGCATCTACACGCACACCGCAGGGGAAGTTTATCTCACCGACGATGGCGGCTACGAAACCGACCGCCCGTGGTATTCGCGCGCACTGCCCCTCTGCACCGCCGCCGCTTCGCTGCTGGCCGGGAAGCTCAATCCTGCGCTGCTCGATGTCGTCTCCGTGCCCGCGCACTTCATGGCCAGTTACAACGAACGCCTCAAATCCGTTGCCGCATGAATCAACCCGCACCTGACGCCAACCATCTGCTCCAGTTCTGGCTCATCCTGAGCATGACGTTCAGCACGCTCGTCAGCATCGGCACACTGATCCTGATGTTGAGCAACCGCAAACAGAAGCGGGAGGTCAGCTTCACCGAGACGCCCGCCAGCAAGCGCGAGTTCGACCAGTTCACCGCCACCACCAATGCCAACTTCGTGGCCGTGCGTAACGAGATGGCGGAAGACCGCCGGCAGAATCAGGTCCACGCCAGCGAACGCAGTCGCACGTTATTCGGGAAGATGGATGACACCCGCGCCGAACTGGATGCCAAGCTCGAAGAGACCCGGCGGGAATTGTCCGAGCGGATTGACAGCGTGCCGGACCGCGTCATCGCCACGCTCAAGAACACGGGAGCTATCTGATTATGGAACGCGAGATCAAATCTTTCATCCTTCGCGCCCTGCTCGCCGCCAAAGGCGACCCCATGCAGGACGAAACCCTGCGGGCTGCCGTGCGGAATGCCTTTGCGCCCGTCGTCATCACGGTAGGCGACCTCAAACAATTCATCACTGAGTGCGAAAGCGCCGGGTGGATTGCCGGTACCAAGGACGATTTGCTGGGCCTCGTTTGGGCGCTCACGCCCAAGGGAAAAATCAAAGCGCAGCAACTGTGAATGAAACCACGCGCCAACAAACTCGACCGGTATGCGGACCAGCTCGCGCAGTTGGACGCGGAAAAGAAAACGCTGTCGGACATCTGCGAGTGGCTCGCGCAGGAAGGCTGCAAAGCCTCGCCCTCGTCGGTCTCGGTGTACTTGGAGCGCTTGCGGTCGGAACGCCGGCAAGCGGCGTTGCTTGCGCAGATCACCAGCGGCGCGCGGCAGTGTGCGGAGGTGGAGAAACAGTTCGGCAAGAACCCGCCGCCCGAACTGGAGACGCTCATCAAATTGCAGCGCGTGTTGATTCTCAAGCTGTCCACCCAGGCGAACGCCGATCCCGAGCTGATGAAGCTGGTGTCCGCCTCGTTCGGGTCGGTGATGGAATCCGAACGGCTCAAGATCAAACGCAGCGAGCTGGAACTGAACTCGCGCAAGGTGGTGTTGATGGAAAAGAAAGCCGCCGCCTACGACCGCGCCCAGGCCGCGTTGACCGAGGCCAAGAACTCCAAGGGCGGCATCACGCCGGAAACCTTGCATCGCATCGAAACCGAACTCCGCTTGCTGTGAGCACCACCGCCACCAAACGCACTCCCGCAAAAGCCGACGCCTACTTCATGGCGTATCAGGCGGATTACATTCGCGATGCGGCGTTGCTGGTCATCGTCGAGAAAGGCCGGCAGATCGGGTTGTCCTACGCCGCCAGCTACAAGGCCGTGCGGTTGGCCGCTCCCAAAGACGCGCGCCTCGATGTCTGGGTGATGAGCCGCGATGAAATCCAGGCGAAGCAATTTCTGCTTTATTGCAAACGCTGGGCGCGGGTGCTGAAGTTTGCCGCGGAAGATTTGGGCGAAGTGGTGGTGGATAATGACAAGGACATCACCGCGCACGTGCTCAAGTTCGCCAACGGGCTGTGCATTTACTGCCTCAGCTCCAATCCAGACGCCATCGTCGGTAAGACTGGGCACGTCATCCTGGACGAGTTCGCGTTGCACAAAGATCAGCGGCAACTCTACGCTGTGGCCAAACCGGTCACGCAATGGGGCGGCACGCTCACCATCATCAGCACCCATCGCGGCGTCGGCACGGTGTTCAACGAGATCATCGAGGACATCAAGACGCGCGGCAACAAGATGGGTTGGAGTCTGCACACCATTCCCGTCCAGCGCGCCGTGGAAGATGGGCTGGTTGAGAAGATCAACGCCGCCACCGGTCGCACTGAGACTCGCGAGCAATGGCTCGCCCGCCAGCGCGCCGAGTGTCTGGATGAAGAACAATGGTTGCAGGAATACTGCTGCGTGCCGGCGGATGAATCCCAGGCGTTCATCACCTACGACATGATCGTGAAGTGCGAGGACGATTCCGCCCGCAAGGATTTCAAGTATCTCCAGACCTGCAAAAATCCGCTCTACCTCGGCGGCGACATCGCCCGCAAACAGCATCTCACCGTCTTCGACATCGAGGAAAAGGTTGGGGATGTCTATTGGGAGCGCCTGCGCGTGGAACTCCGGGGCAAGTCGTTTGAAGAACAGGAAACCGAACTCTATCGGTTGCTGAGTCTGCCCATGATGCGCCGGGCCTGCCTGGACGGCAGCGGCCTCGGGATGCAACTGGCCGAGCGCGCCATCCAACGGTTCGGCCAATATAAAGTGGAGTCCGTCCGGTTCACCGGTCCCGTCAAAGAGGAACTGGCGTTCCCGCTCCGCAGCGCGCACGAAGACCGCACCGTGCGGTATGCCAAGGACGAAGCCCTGCGGAAAGACCTGCGCGGCATCAAAAAGGAAGTCACCGCCAGCAACAACATCCGGTTCGTGGGCGACTCCGAAGATTCCCACTGCGACCGGTTCTGGGCCAAAGCCCTCGCCCTCCATGCGGGGAAAACCGTCCGCAACCTCGGCAAATTTGAAGTCATCTGACCATGAGCACCACCATTAAACTTTCATCCCGCCTCGGCGACTCGCGCCGCCGTCAAGATGCCCGCCCCCTCCTTTCCGGGCTGAAGGCGGGAGATTTTAGCCAACCGTCCGCGTTCGAGGTCCAAGCCTCGCGGACTGCTCATCCGCGTTCTCAAGGCGGCCGGTTGGCGACTTTTCCGCAGCCGCCCACCAGCGTCAAAAATCCGGCCTCCGCTATGATGACCCCAAAAACTGCGCACGACGCCCCGTGCGCAGGTCTGCGCGCCGGGATTCGGCGTGCCTTGGACGTTTCCCGAGTGCCAAAATCTGGGTTTGTGGACCGGCAGATTGCCATCCACCGGGAATACCAGACCCGCCAGGCGTCGGCCATGGAGGTCCGGGCGCGGATTCAGGATGCCTTGTCCGCCCTCCAGAACATCGCCACCAGCCAGGAATGGAGCCAGCGGAAACTGGCAGAGAAAATCGGCATCAAGGAAAGCACCTTGCGCAAGATCAAGTGCGGGCGTGCAGACGTATTCACCTGGTTGCCGAAACTTGAAGCCGCCATCACCCGCCTGACTTCATCCTTCATCATTCAACCTTCAACCTTTGAGAGTGAGGTGACCGCGTGAAGCCTTCCATCGTGAGCCGTTTCAAATCGGCACTGGCGGTTTTCAAAGCCGGCGGTTTGCCGGAACAGTGGTTTGATCGCGCCATCGCCTCGCTCGGTGGGAGCGGCAAGGTGGAGAAGCCTTATGAGCAATCCGTCTGGGTGCAGCGGGCCATCAAAGAGATCAGCGGACCCATCGCCGCCGTGGACATCAAGTTTTACCAGGGCGAAACCGAGATCACGGACGCGCCCTGGCTGAATTTCTGGCGCAAGCCCTGCCGCAATCTGACGCAGGCGGACTTCATTGAAGCGCTGGTCGGCTGGCTCAAACTGAATGGCGAGGCGTTCATCATCCTGCAACCGGAATTCACCGTGCCGTTCCCGGAGGTGCGGCAGCAATGGCCTTTCCTGATGCTGGCCTGCCCGGAAGACATGACGGCAGTCATGGAGGGATCGGAACTGATCGGCTGGCAATATCGAGCGCCCAAGGGTGCGGCGCTGCGGCTCAGTCCCGAACAGGTCATCCAACTGCGCTATTGGAATCCCTACGACAAAATCCGGGGCATGTCGGAATACGAAGCCGCCCGCGTGGCCACTGAGGCGGACTATCTCGCCGGCACATTCGCGTTGAACATGGCTCGGAGCAACGGGGACACCGGCATCGTCCTCACAATGAAGGAAGGTTCATCCCTCACCAGTGAGCAGCAACAACAGGTGCGCGATCAATTGCGCGCCAAGCAGGAAAAGGCGCGGCGGGGTGAGTATGCCTCCATCTTTGTCCCCGCTGATCTGGAAATCCAAGACCCCAAGGTTCGCGCTCCGGACGCGCAGTTCGTCGCGCAGCGCCTCCAGAACCGGCATGAGATTTACATCGCCTTCGGGGTGCCGCCGAGCATGGCAGACATCGTGGCCAGTTACAGTGTCGGCAGCGCGTCGGATTGGTATCGCCTCATCACCGGCGCTTGCATTCCCACGGCGGCCAAGTTGGAAGATGCCATCAGCCAGATTGCCAGCCGCATGCACGGGGGCGAGGTGCGCGCCGAGTTTGAGTGGGATGAACATCCCGTCATGCAGACGGTGCGCCGGGAGCGCATTGATGCTGGCATCAAGCTTTGGGATCGCGGCGTCTCCTGGCAGGTGGTTGGGGAATATCTCGATCTAGATCTGCCCCGATTCAAGGGCGATGACGTGGGCTATGTCAGCTTCGGCCTCGCGCCGGTCGGCAGTGATGTGCCTGATCCTCAGGCAGACCCCGCGCTGGCCGAGCCGGTGGCGGACGAACTGGTGGCGGAATCATTGCGCGCCATCCGCACTCTCAAGCAGCGCACCTTGGCTGCACCGGAAAAAGCCGCGTGTGATTGCTGCGGGTTGGATTTCGCCGCGCTTGCCATCAAGGCCAATGATCCGGCGGATGTGAAGAAGTGGAAGAGCCTCGTGGCCAAACGGCGCGAGACGATCCGCGCTTACGAATCCAAGCTTGGGCTCGTGCTCATGGCCGCGCGCCGGGAGGTGCTCAAGAAACTGGAATCCGGCGCGCTGCAACTGGCGGCCGGCGTGGCCGTCAAAGCTGCCGCGGCGGATTTCCTGTTCAACCTGTCGGACTTCACGAGGTTGTTCCAGGCGCAGATGCGGGCCACCGGGTTGAATGCCTTGCAGGCCGCCGGGGCGCAGTTGTTCGCGGAATTGAAGCGGGATGATCCCTGGAAGCTGCCCCAGCCGGAGGCGCTCCAGTTCCTTGCTAATCGCGAGAACAAACTGGCAGGCGTTCCGGGCGATGTTTACGACCGCATCAAAACTGCGATCTCGGACGGGTTGACAGCCGGCGATTCGTTACGGGACATCGCCGCGGCTGTGCGCAATGAGTTTAACGAGATCGGGGACAAACGCGCCCGCGTCATCGCCAGCACGGAGACGGCCGCCGCTTATGGCGTCGGGCGGGATCTCGCCATGCGCGCTGCCGGTATCCAGTTCAAGCAATGGCTCACCAGCGGCAACGCCAACGTCCGCGCGGCGCATGCCTTGATGAATGGTGCGACGGTCGGTATCGACGAAAGTTTCACCGTCATTGATCCCAAATCTGGCCAGACGGACACAGTCCGTCATCCGGCCGATCCGAACGGCCAGCCCTGGAATGTCATCAATTGTCACTGCGTCGAGATCGCGGTGGCTGCTCCCCTGGAAGAACCACTCGCATGAAAACGCTCCGTCGCCCCACCATCCAATTGTTCAACGGCCACGCCGGCTACCGCGCCACCCTCGCCGCCGAGATTCGCGTGCTCGATACCAAGGAAGGCATCGTCGAATACGTCGCCAGTGACGAGACGATTGATTCGTATCGCGAGATCATCCGCGTGGAAGGCTGGCGCTTCGATCAGTTCCAGAAGAATGCGCCCTTTGTGGATACCCACAATTACGGTTCCATCGAGAAGCTGCTCGGCACGGTCATGGATTGGCGCGTGGACAAACGCAACCGCCGCCTGGTCGAGACGGTCAAGTGGGCCAAGGATGTCGAGTCCAACAAGCTGGCCAAGTTCGGTTGGGACATGATCACCGCCGGCTTTGGCCCGAAGGCAGTGAGCGTTGGCTTCTATCCCGAGGAATGGGTGTCCAAGTGGGATTCGCAGGATGTCAACCGCCGCCCGTTGTGGATACAACAACTGGAAGCGCTCGGGCTTGATGAGAAAGAGACCAGCGTGCGTTGCATCTACATCAAGCAACAGCAGATTGAACTCAGCGCCTGCATCCTGGGCGCCAACCCCAATGCGTTGCAGATGACCGCCAAGGCGTTCAAGGCCGGCGCCATCACTGACGCCCAGCTCGAAATGATTTCCCGCGAACTCGCCGACCGTGACAGCGACTCCTCCGCCGATGACCCTGGCGATGTGGAGGAGTCCCGCCGCCAGGCACAGGCCGAACAGTTCGCGGTAAAACTCCGGCAACTTGCCGCGAGGTTCTGACCGTAAACCAAACAAACAAAAGTTACTGCTTATGAAACGTAATTGGATTCTGTTCAAGGCCGATGCCGACGACGGCAACGGCAACATCGCCCTGCTCGAAAAGATCGAGCGAGGCGTCACTTCCCTCAAAGCCGAAGTTGAGGAGATGAAGAAACTCACTCCGGCGGAAAAAATCCTGAGCGAGCCGGATCGCTGGCCCAAGGAACTCAAGGCTGTCGCCGAGGAGAACACCAAGCTCAAGGCCGCGGCCAACGGGTTGGATGGTGAGGTGAAGCTGTTGCAACGCCAGATCGAGAAGATGGCCCGCCTCGCCAATCTTGAAGCCCGCGCCGCCTTTGGCGATCCCATCCGCCGGTTCTGCGCGGACGAAGACAAACGCAATTGGGTCAACGCCATCGCGCGTAAGGTGGCCTTCGGTCACTTCCAGGGCTTCAAGTTGCCCGATCATCTGGAGAAGGCGCTCACCGGCGCGGATTCCAGTCTCGGCCAGGCGGTCATCCCCACCGCTTACATCCCGGAGATCTACGAGATCCTGTCCAACTACGGCGCTTACAATACGCTCCGCGTGGATAGTGGTCTGAGTGCGCGCACGAACAGTTATCCGATCATGACCGCCGAGCCGGCCGCCGTGATCATCGGCGCGGGCACGGGCACGGCGGAAGGTTCAGCCATCGGCGAAGGCAGCTTCACCGGCACGTCCGTCAACTTGCTCATCCAGACCATCGCGGCTTACGTGCTCGTTTCCCGCGAGCAGTTGATGGATGCCACGGTGGACATGAGCGCGCAGGTCATGCGTTCCATCGCCCGCTCGGTGGCCAAGAAGATGGATCACATTGCCTTCACGGCGGACGCCGGCGCGGACCAAGTGGATGGTGGCTACTACGGTATCTTCGAGACGGACACGGTCCACACCGGTTCGGATGCCACCGCCGCTGCGGCCACGGCCATCAAGGACCTCACGCTGGACGATTTCGTCGCCTGCGTCGTCGGGGTCACGGAGGAAGTGCTCAACGGTTCGCCCCGGTGGTGGGCGCATCCGCAGGTCATCGCCAAGTTCTGCTTGATCCGCGATGATAACGGCCGCCCGATCTTCCAGAACGCGCTGGAAGCGCCGACCATCGGCGTGGGCAGCATCCTCGGCGCACCGGTCACAAAAGTCGCCGCCGCTCCCACCACGGATTCCGCTAGCGCCAAGGTCGCCGTCTATGGCGATCCCGAAGGCTACGTCGTGGGTCTGCGACAGGACGTGGAACTCGCCAGCAGCGAGCACGTCAAGTTCGCTGAGAACCTCATCGCCTTCCGCGCCCTGCTGCGCGGCGGCGGTAAGCATCGTATCCCCACCGGTAATCCTGCCGGCCACATTCCGTTCAAGGTGCTCACCTTGCACGCCTGAGCGGGAGTGTAATTCACGGGAGGCGGGCCACCCGCCCGCCTCCCTTTTCCCAAAACCAAAAAACTGAAACCCGATTAAGCTATGAAAAAAAATCTCTCGATCCTCGCGAGCCTGTTCGCGGCGCTGGCAGTCCAGGCCGCACCGGGGGAGTTCGTCACCAAAGCCGCCAGCGGCACCACCAATTGTCAGGTCATCTTTCCGGTGCGCTCTGGTGTGCCCCGTGTCGTTTCGTATGACCTCACGGCGGACAACGCCACCAACCGCGTCTATTTCTATTCTGGCCTCACCAATCTCACGCTGCTCACACCGACCACTGCGGCCACCAATACCACCGCCGTGTTCCGCATCACGGAGGTCAGCACCAATGATTCCGTGCTGTTTCAGAACAGCAGCGGGCAGTTGACCAACAAGACCGTCACGATCCGCACGCATCAGACCAACCAGCTCATCACGCTCACTGCACCGCTGGGGACCAACCTCGCCATCGGAGACACGTTCAGCGAGCGCATCGAGTCCGCGTATCAACCGCTGGCCCGGTTCGCCAGTGATGCCACCACGCTCCGGCTGTCCACCACTGCCGGTTTGAATACCAACAATGTGATTGTGCTGGATCGCGGTGAGGGCCAGCCGCTTACCAAGGCCACCGTGGCCACTGTTGTTCCCACCACCAATTATTTCACCACGCTCGCGCAAGCCGCGCCGCGGGATCTCGCCATCGGTGGCAACGTTTATGTCCAGTTGTATGCTACCAACGTTCCCATTCGTGCTGCCGCCTCGGCGGGGGCCACTACATTGTTCGTGGCTTCGGCTTCGGGCATGGCGGCGAACACCAACCTGCTCATCGAGGACACCGGGCGGATGCAGGTCGTGGGCATCCAAAGTTTGAGCGGCACGAATCTCACATTGGCCGCCGGGTTGGACTTTGCGGTCACGACGAATTCCTGGGTGCGCATCCTCGGCGGTGGCACCACCACCATCCTGCCGCAGAATGCCGGGGATGCGGCGTTGCTCATTTCCGCCAGCAACGGGCTGGCCAACGGCACCAGTTTGGTGTTGGGGACTACACCGCCGTGGCGCACCACGCTCGCGGGCTCACCAACGCCGACGAATATCTACACCATCACGGTCAGCGCCGCGTTCGGTGCGGCGGCGAATCCCGGCAACGCCATCTACAAGTTAACCAATACGTTTACGGTCAAGTTCCCGGTCTCGCAGGAAGCGACTGCTGTGGTGACGGATGTTTCCACGGGTCTTGCCGCTGGAGATCGCATTGTCATCTCGCCCGCCAGTGGTGGCGTGTTCGGCAATCGCATCGGCGCCGGCATCAGTTCTGATCTGAGCACCGTGCTGACGTTCAATAGCGCCATCGGAATTACGTTGGGCGTGGCGGACTCCGCCTGGTTGGAAGGCAACAGCGTCTCCAGTCTCATCGGCAATGCCACGTTGCGGCGGGAAGCGGAGGCGCTTTATGCCGGCAATCCTTCCACGCCGTTGCGGGTGTGGGTCAGTGGCGCTTCGGCTTGCAGCATCAATTCGGTCACGGTCAAGTATTGAGCCATGATTCCCAAGCCTGAAAATCGGGCTGTATCTTCTGGGGACGTCGTCACCCGCGCTGCCGCCCGTCCGGGTGGCAGCGGGGGGACGCCGGCGAAACGGGAATCCACCTCGGTGCAGGCGCATCGCGCCATGGCTACGGTGGCGGAAGTGCTCGGGCGCGATCCCAAACGCACGGACATCTTCGTGGGCGGCACGCGGCTCATCGAGCGCCTGGCGAAATAATCCTTGCCGCTCGCGGGTCAGTCTGTTTAAGTGCTCCCGGACCTCGGCGTAGTTAGCGCGAGGTCTGTTTTCTTCTTTTTCATCACCTCCCGGAAAGCTGTTACCCGGTAACGGGTGTTTTCTAGCGCGCGTGGTTTCATGGGCGCACGTGAATGCCGGATTCTCCAGCCTGACTTTTCTCAAGGCGCAATTGCTCGCTGAAGCGTTGCGCGCCTCGACGCGCTACGATGCCGTCATCCTCGCCATCGGTCAGGGGGTGGCCGCACAGTTTGAAAAGTTCTGCAATCGCAAGTTTCAGCGGGTCGCCTCCGCCACGTTCACCTGTAGCGCCGACCGGGATCACGTCTTTCTGGATCGCTATCCGCTGGAATCCATCGCGCAGGTGGAGTTGCGCACGGATACCACCGCGGGTTGGGTGGTGCAAAGCGGGTTCGTGCTGAACTTCGACGAGCGGACGGGCAAGGCGTATTGGGGTTACGAGCCCGCGCCGCACTACGCTCAATTGCGGTTCACGTTCACCGGCGGTTTTTGGTGGGACATCACCGAGGAGGGCAATGATGAATTGCCCTCCGGCGCCACCGCGCTGGATGAAGACTTAAGGCTCGCCTGGATTCTGCAATGCCGCATCGCCTGGCAGGCCATCGACAAGATCGGGCAGGACATCACCAAGACCGGCAGCAGTTCCAATCTCGTCACGGGCACGCTTGGGGGTCTGGAGTTGTTGCCTGCCGTCAAAGAAATCCTGGTCCGGTTCCGCCGGATGCAACTGACATGAGCGCCTTGCCTTCCATCAACATCGGCCTCACGCCGCAGGCGGAAGCGCTGCTCGCCCGGATTCGACAATTGCCGCAGCGCGCCTTGCGCGGGATTGCGCGCGGGTTGGATCAGGCCAATCAAATCACCATCGGCGTCATCCAGAAAGAGTTTCTCAGCTATCCCAAAAACGGGCCGACCACGCCCGAGGGTTTGCGCGTCATCACCAATCGCCTGCGCGGCAGCATTCGCGCCAGCAAGGCGGTCATCTCGGGGGACACGGTTCAAGCCAGCATCGGCAGCAATGTGAAGTACGCCGCCGTCCACGAGTTCGGGTTCAACGGCACGGTGATGGTCGGCGGGCATGTGCGGAAGCGCCGGGTGCTCAAGGAATTTCTCACCAAGACCGGCAAGACTACGCAGCGCAAGGTCCGCGTCGGGGATTCCATCGTCGCACCGCATCAGCGCAAGATGAATCTCCCCGCTCGCGCGCCGGTCCGCCGCGGCATCATCCGGAACATGGATGCGACGAAGGAGATCGTCAGCGCGGCGGTCATCAAGGAACTCAGCGCATGAGCTTCTCGAACTTCATCCGCCTCCAGAATTTCGTCGCGCACTGTTTGTTATGCGACACGGAACTTAGCGTCATCAACATTGCCACGCGGGAGCAGATCATCGCGGATGAATCCCGCCTGCCGGATGCCACGCTCGCCGCCGAGGTGTTGGTTTACATCACGCCACGCGAAGGTGCAGACGGGCGCACGGGCTGCGGCATCATCGTCGAGAAGCCGGAGTTCCGCGTGAACAATCCGAACCTGCCCGGCCCGGAAGGCGACATCCTGCTGACGTTGCTCATCCTGGAAGATCCGATCACAAATCTCGGCCCGGAGACCGGCACGCAAAAGGCGGCGGACCAAGTCGCGCAGCGTTGTTTGGAAGTCTTGCACGGGTACCAGATTGAAGGCTTCGGCGAGATGTTCGCGGATAACGCCGCGATGCAGGCCGCGCAGGACTTTGAACCGTTGCGGGCGTATCGCGTGCGCTTGCGCGTGCGGATGCCGCGCAATCAGGACACCCGCGTCGCGCAGCCGACCGTCTCGGAGAATGATGGCGAGATCACGCTGGCCTGTGCCACCACCGACGCGCGCATCTTTTACACCACGGACAATTCTTTTCCCGGCCCGAGCAATCCCGGTGCAACCGAATACACCGCACCGTTCGCGGCGGACGTCGGCACGTCCATCCGTTGCGCCGCGTACTACGAAGGCTTGCCGCCGAGCCACGTTTATCACGCCACCGTCACTTAACCAAAAAAACCTATGGGACTACTCCGCTCCAACATCGTCAAAGGCCCGGCCAAAATTGTTTACGATTCCATCACGTATTTCACGCCGGATGACATCAACGTCACGCTCGATGACGGCGGGCAGGATGTGGCTTCGTCTATGTTCGGGCCGAACGCGGACCGGCTGGTCATCAATCCCAAGGTCACGGTCACGTTCACGCCGCACGCGCTCGTCGGCACCGGGCCGGCGGAAGTAACCCGCGCCGCCGCTATGGCCGCCGTGATTCCGGCCATCTTCACCAACGGTTATTACGGCACGCAATACATCGGCAGCGGTTCGGAGAAGTCGTTGCAGATTTGGGGCAGCAACGGCGAGTTGGTGACCATCTCGAACGCCGTCATCACCGCGCCGCCGGCGCTGATGTTCAGCGCGGACAAACCGATCTTCGGCAGCATGACGGTCACCGGCATCTGTAAGACCACGTCCAGCGATATTGATCTCGGCCAGGCGAACAGCTTGCTCGATGTCGCCACCGCCCAGGCTGATCCCGGCCTCGCGTTTCTCGGCGTGCCGTCGTACCTGCAGCGTCGTTACAAAGCCGCGCTCGGCAGTCAGACCGGTTTCACCGAGATGTGGGCGGAAGGCGGCGTGTCCGTGCAGTTTAATCCCTCGTGGCGGGAGCGCACGATTCAGGGCCTCACGGTGGATTACGAACTCGTGGGCATGCAGATCATCGTCGGGCTGGTGCCGGTCGGGCCGAGCACGTCGCAGCTCATCAATCTCATGGGCATCGGCGGCGATAACGGCGCGAGCTGGGCGCAGGGCAAATCCATGCTGGCGCAACAGACCACGCACAGCCTGACCATTGTTGACCCGAGCGACAGCTCCGTGCCGTTCACGTTGAACAAACCCATCCTCCGCACCGGCAACTTCCGGTTCGGCCACGAGAACCTGCGCAATGGCGAGGTGCAATTCGTGAGCACCACGCGGCTCAGCGGCGGCAGCGCCGTCGCCCTCGGCGCGTTCGCCTGAAACTTATGAAACAAAAACCCGAATTGGTTTACCAAGAAGAGAAACTTCAGAGCGTGGTGGACTTCTTTGCAAAGGCGTTTTTGCCGCCAGATGGAAAACACATTCGAGTGGTGGATACATTCGTAGATCCCGCTAAGGGCAAGGTTGTTTACAAGATGATCGTTTCCGATTCCTGATTTCAGGTTTTCAAAATTGTCGCATGAAGATCAGCTACGCCACGCCTGCCAGCAGTCCGAGCTACACCACGCTCGGGGATGAGTCCGATCGTACTGCGACGATTGAACTCTTCGCGCCGGGCTTTGCGCCGTTGAACCAGATCGAGCCGCTGGCGGGTGGCAGCAACACGTTCAAAAAAGCCCAGGGCAACGTGGCGGTGCAGGTGCAGATCGTGGTGACGATTCCTTACGCCACCAAGCTGGCCGCGCTGGCCAGCATCAGCACGCTGTTTACCGCGTTCAACAACGCCAAGAAACATCTCAAGGTGGAGGAATCGTCCACCGTGCATTACTACCCGAACGCCTTGCTCACCGGCTACCAGCCCGTGCTCAAAGGCGTGACGGTGCAACACACCCTCAGTTTCCAAACCGATGCGCTGACGACCAGCGCACCCACCACATGAGCACTGCTTTAGAAAACCCCGCGTTCCAAGAAGCCCGCGAGCTGCAATGGACGTGGAAACCCGGCGCGATGTCGGACATGGCCGCCACCATCTGCCGCCTGGCGTTGGCGCGGGGCGTGAGCGGCACGTTCAGCGCCAATGATCTGCCCATCCACAAAGCGGGTGAGCACGGCGGTCGCGGCATTGCCGGTTCAGTGTTCTGCCGGCTGGCCAAGGACGACGTCATCACACCCGTCGGCGTGTTTATCGGCACGAGTTTTCAGCAACGGTTCGAGAAGAATGCGGGCGGCAATCGCGTCGGCGTGTGGCGGTTGAAATCCCATGCCCGCGCCAGTCGCCTGCTCGCACTCCACGCCGCGCTTCCGGTCGCCCCGAAACCCACGCAACCCAATCTCATCGCCGCATGAAAAAAATCCTGTTCATCCTGTTTATCCTGTCTTCGTTGGCAGTTGAATCTGCCACGGTCAAGGTGGACACCCGCAACTTCACCAGCGAGCCCACCATCCGCCGGCGCACTACGCTCACGCTCATCGAGCAGGGACCGGTCGTGGCCGGGCCATGGTTGGTGGCGGGCGATAGCGTCGCCAAGTTCACCGACACCAACGGCGTGGCGTATTATTCCAACGTGCTGGCGGGCGCGTATCGGTTGGACGTGGCCGGGACACCGGGCCGCAGTTATCCCATCACCGTGATGGACACCAATGTCCTGCTCAACGCTGCCGATCTGGTCAACACCACCAACCTAAACACTTCGTTCTACACCGCTGCCCAGGTGGACGCGCTAATCGCCATCGGTGCTGGTGGTCTGACAAATAATCAGGTGCTGCCCGGCATTCCCACCACTACCAACGCGCGTTTTTCCGGCAACTTTTCCGGCGCGCTGACCGGGCGCGTTTGGGTCACGGGTGCGAACGTGCCATGGTCTATTGCCGCCTACGATGGCGGCGGGGATCAGTTCCTGGCGTTCATGCCCAGCAGCAATTTGTTGACGGGAATCTTTTTCAAAGACAACGGCAACATTGAACTGACCGGGGACATCTGGACCACGGGCAAATTTATCGGCGACGGCACTGCCATCGGCGGCACACTCACCAACAACACCACTGGCAACGCCAGCACTGCGACAACTGCCAGTGGCCTTGATGCCACCGGAATTACTCAGGCGCGAAACCGCGTTCACACCAACCTGTTTGTCACACCGCAGATGTTCGGCGCAACTGGCGACGGCAGCACAGACGACACTGGCGCATTGCGGCAGTGGCTGTGGTTTGCTGGCACGAACAACGTCGTTGCAAAACTTCCCCCAGCGCCGGGCGGCTACTACAAAATCACTGACACGCTCGTCATCACCAACTCGGTCACGATCATCGGCACGGGTGGGCAGCGACACAATCCCGGCGTCGCCGCCACCAAGTCGCAGATTCGTCAATTTGGGGTTGGTAAGTCGGCCATCATTGCCACCAACTACGCTGCTGGCTACGGCTCACTGCACGATAACATCGAAATCCGCGACCTCGCCATCACGTGCGATTCATCCGCCTACACCTACGCCGACCAGTTCGGGATCGGCTTCCTTGGCGACGCTTCAGACCAAGACAATGTTCTATGTCAGAACCTGCTGGTGTCGGGCTTTGGCAAGGGCGTTGGGATCGTCGGCATGTCGGCCAGCGTGTTCCTGAACATGGACATCGCTGACAACGGCGATAACGTCTATATCGGCCCTTACGGAGAGAACACCGCGACAGTCATCAACACCATCCTATTTTCCGGCGGGTCGTGCTCGCATTCTTATACCAACAACTGGAAGGTCATCGGCGCTCACCAGCTCACCATTGACACAATGGACAATGCTACCACTTCGGGGCGCAGTCAGAGAGGCTACGACATTGATTCCTCGCGAGTGATTATCCGCAACGTCAATGTTGAGTCATCCACGGCGGGAAAACCGTTCGGCATCGCCAACAACAACAGCCTTGTCATTTTGGAGGCCGGACTGGCGCAGCTTTACGTCTCTGCCGACGCCAATACATACGAGTTTGTGACGACAAATTCGACGGTGATTCTGCGTAATCACGCATCGTCTCATGCAACTTCAACTGGATTTAAATATCTCAATTCATCATCCGCCGACAATCAGGGATTCCTCGGCGATCCGGGCGTTGCGTTCCGAAATCATGTCGGCGGTTCGACTTTGTGGACCAACTATGTAAACGAAAATATCTCCACCGTATTCCCATCGCTGATGGGAACGCCAACACCGACCTTGCCACATCAGTGGCAGATTACTGACCGCGTCGGAGGTCAGGCCAACAGCACGCTGTATTTCACGGCCCGGTTTTACTCGCTGCTCGGCAACGCCAACGTGGTCGCGGTGGACCTGCTTGACTGGTATAAGAGCAAAATCTCGACGGCGACGGTTGCTTCATTCATCGCCACCAACACCATCACGGCGACTAACGGCTACCTGCGCATCGAGAATGCGACATTCCCCACAAATGCCATCCCGCTCGGGACGTCAACCAAGACCAACACGGCATCCATCGTTTACAAGGGCATACCGATGACGGTGGCGACCAATCGTGCCGTCGGTGGATGGATGCGCTGGCGAACAACCGATGAAACCTGGCAGCCCTACACTCCATGACCACCGCCGTCACAGCTTTGAATGGGGTTTACGCCGAGATGGGTTATTCGCCTGACTGTCTCGCGCCGTTGACGCTGGAACAGGTCAACGTGC